GAGTAATGTTCTACTCCTAGATATCGGAATCCTTGTTTGATTCCATTCTTTAGAGCGTCATCTGCAACGTTGAATCCTTCTGATGAAGCTAGTAGTTCAACTAGTTCAAAATCAGCTTCTCTCCATTGGATGAATGCTCCATTTCGTGCCATAAGGTCTGCTCCTCCTGCTGTTCGTATTGCTGTCTTCATTGCTGCAATAATATTCTTGATATTAGTGATTGCAACTGTAATGTTTCCTGCAGCTCCTCCGATACTTGCGTTGTCGAAGTTTGTCCACTGTGCATGTTCTGCAAGCATAGCTGTTTCCATTCCTTCGTTAAGGACAGTTCCCATTCTTGTTGCGATTTCCATGAAGTCTGAGAATGTCTTTTGTGCTAGATCAGCGTCATCAATATGCTCTGCTGAATAGATGTAGCCGTTAATTGTTACTGAGTCATCAACTGTAGCGATTGCTGTAGATGTATAACCAGTACCTCTTGTTCCTGTTCCCTGTGTAGGGTCAGTCAAGTAAGGATTTTTTAGAATACCTGAATTTGTGTATTTTACTTCACAAACCTCTTTCCAAACCATAGGAGCAGATAGTCGCTCTTGTAGTTTAGTTTCGATTTCTATTGTTGGTATGATAGCCATAATTAATAAGATTAAATTTGTAATATTTTAATCAAATGAATTTGGACTATTTCTTAGAATTATAGAAAACTCCTTTCTTAGTTTCTTGTTCCAATTTAGAATTTACTACTGCGATACGCATATCGGCTGGTACTTCCTCTATAGGTTTACTTGACCAATATTCTACGCTGTCCACTGCTGGGCTACCTGAACGGCTACCCTCCGGAATAGCATCTGCTGTCTTGTTGATACTTCTAAAGTTCTCAAGCTCTGATTTAAAGTAATCATTTTCGAGTAAGTTTTCAATATTACTCCCTGATTTCTTTATCTGTTCTTGTACAAAGTCGAATTCCTTTGAACCCTTTATACCTTGTGTAGAAAGAAAAGCCTTCTGTCCGTAGTCTAAATCATCTGATTTGTTTGTCTGTTTTGGTGCTCCCTTATCGAGTGCCTTCTTTGCTTTAGTAAGTTCTCTGTTTAATCTTCCGATAGTAGCGTCTCTAGGGTCTACTTCTGTTGTTTCTTCAACAACTTCATCTGTAGTCTCTTCAACGACTTCTTCTTCGTTTTCAACTTCAACTTCTTCTACTTCATTTTTTTCTGACATAATGATAAATGGTTTTATTACTTGTTAATTAATGGGTGGTATAACCCTTGACCTTTTGTACGGAGGTATAACCGATAGTGTATTTATTATAACACACTTATTTACTGCAGACGTAACAGTCCTTTCCTGAGTCTTCACAGTTGTCACACCTGAACTTTGATTCTACTACAACCTCCTCTACTACTTCCTCTTTCTTTACTACTTTTTTAGCTTTTGTCATAATTTTTTATTTTATTGGTAATAGAGTGTAACGTCTAGGGTATTCGCTATTGTCGCATACAGTCCGTTTGTGAAGTTAGCTCCTCCAAGTGCGTGATAACCGATTGCAGGTGTGATTGTGTTGTTCATTAGAGTGTTCACTGCAACTCCACCCTCTAATACTAATGCTCCCCATGAAACGTCAGATGCTGTTTCTGTTGTCGCATAAGCGTTTGGCCCTGTTCCCGACACAATAGCAGCAACTGTCTGTGCTGTATCTGTGTTAGTTGTAGCTGTAACTTGGGTATGAGCATCAGTTCCATAACTGAATAGAGTTCCTGCTCCAGCTCCTCCATTTATAGCTAGTTTAAGGTTATCGAGTGTAACCGCTAGAGTTCCAATCTTAATTTGATTAGCTGTGTGAGTCAGTGCATCTACCATTGTGTAAACCTTGTTACCAATGGTAACTGTTTCTCCATCTGTAAACACATCTGTTCCTGTTAGGACTCCTGTCGCATTTACTCCTACACTGGCTGTACTACTAAGTCCATCATTGAACTTGATAGTTCCTGATGATGTTGAATTCACATACATTCCAGTTAGGATTCCTTGTGTATCTTTAATCTCTGCACTTGCAGATATATTTGTATATTGGTTATTCATTATATTGCTTCGTTAAGTGGTGATAATATCTCTTCCTTTTCGACCTTTATTGATTCTAATTCTTTGTACCCTGCCTCCAGTGCATTTACTCCCTCAAACCATGCCTTAATATTTTTACCGAGTTGGTCATCGTCTGTATTCTCGGCTATAAGGGCAAATGCTCTGTTCTTGAATGGGTTGTGTGCTTCTCCCTTCTTCATTACCCCTTGTGAGTAGATAGAATCTAAGAGAACTTTCCGCACAGCCTCAAACAAGACTTTATCCTTTACAAATGCCTCAATCTTTTCAACTTCTACTTCATTTAATGAATCTTTCATAATAATTATTTATTTTCTTGTAATTCCTCACCTCCTACAGCTTGTGCTGTTAATTCTCCTACATTACTTGCCTCAACCTGTTCTGTCTCAACTGCGGTAATCATTGGTGCAAAGTCTATTGGTGACATTCCTGATTCTTCTAGCAGTTGGTTAAATGCTTTTCCGATTCCGGGGATTTGTGTAAATGCTTGTGGGTTTCTGATAACTTCTCTAATAACATTGGTAATCTTATCAGCGTTCTGTGCCATGTACCGTTGCTTTCCTTTAATATTAACATATACATCCATTGGGATAGTCTTGAACTCGTCTTTTAGTATCTCAAGGAATCTATTTGATCCCTTCTTCATAAAGTCTTCTTTAAACTTAGACTTCATAACATCTCTTTCTTCTACTGTAACCATCTTCTTCTCTTTTAGAATCCTGTCCTTTACCATATCGTCAACTCGGTTATCTCTCACAATGTCAGAGATTTCGTTCATTTCTTCCAATGAAAGCTCCTCCATGAATGATTGTCCACTGTTCATATCAGCTACTAACTTAGGAAGTATTAGGTCTGGGTACAGAGTATCACCAAAGAATGTAGCGATTTTACCTTGTCTGTACTCATGTATTCCTTCACCTTGTTGTATTACTTGGTTGTTTAGTGCAAATGGTGTTCCTGATGTTGGGTTTATTCCCAGTGAACCCTCTGAGGCTGAACCGATAGTTCTTGCTTTCTGTCCTTGAGAGTCTTGGTATGCCTGCATTTGCGGTAGGTTTTGCAGTGAGCTGTCTACCTTTCCGATTGACCTTCCTTGTTCGATATTAAGAATAGTATTAGCAGGTAGACCGTCTAGTTTCTTTCCTTTCATTTCATCACTGTCAGAGTGGAATAGTGTGATGGCTGAGTCTAGCATCCCCTTTATTTTAATAGCTGAGTAGTTATTCCATACCTGAGGTTCAAATAGTGTCTCTACAATAGAACGACCACAAGCTCTACCTTTTGAACGAACTCTGTCAATCTTTAGAGCCTTGAAGTTATCTGCCAGTGGTTTGTCTTTACCTCCGAATAGAGATAATCCAGCTTTTCCATCAGTTGCATTGTAGTAAGTAACCAAGTGCATTTGAGGTGTGTATTTAAATGGGCTACCATTTTCTACGTCATTATCCCAACTCTCTGGCAAGTCTCCTCTTAGCTCATATACTTCAATGTACTTACTTGGTGTTTTGGCTGGTTGGTCGTTAGACATGCTTACCTTCTTCTCCTCTTGTGCCTGTAAGATAGCCATATCAATAGCGTCATCATTCCACTTCCCTTTGAATGCTAGTAGTTCTGCAATAGTGTATTGGTGTTTTATACAGATAGGACCTGACATAATGTCTGTTTGGTCACAGAATGCTAGTGTCTTTAGGTCTACAACTTCTGGTGAAACCTTCTGAACGTCTTTAACCAGCACAAGGTCATAGATAATAGATGTTTCTACTACATCATCAATGAATGTATCTAGTTTATGCTTTCTAGCCCACTTAGGTTGATACTTCTTAACTAGGAATGATTTGTAAGCCTCCTCTGAATCATTTACGAAAGGAATAATATCTTTAACATCAAATCCCTCTGTTCTAAAGGCTACGTTGATGATTGGTGTAACTATGTCATCATAAGGTCGTTTACCGTCATCGTTGCTCCCCTGATGATACCAAGCGTTAGATACGTTAGTACATCTCTGTATGTGTTCGTACATGCTC